GACCAACAGCTGGTCGAAAGTATTTATCAATCTCCATTCTGGGACAAAGAAAAGTCTTGGCCCGCAACAGACAAGGGGCAGCTACAGGCAACAAAGGAAGCATTCGATGAGATGCTAACGCATCGCTATCTCAAGGATGTCCTTAGGTACCGCGCCAACTTGTCAACCTGCCTATCCACGTTCATTGACCCATGGCTGGAAGCATCGGAATCCACCGGTCGCATCTATACCAATTGGAATAGCGTCAGGGGTGAGCGGGGCGGCACACGGACAGGCAGGCTCAGTAGCACTCCGAACTTCCAGAATGCCCCCATTCGCTATCCAAAGGTGGATATACCATCAGAGCTCTCCGTGGCCCCCTTGCCTCTGATTCGTAGCTTCATCTTGGCAGATGAAGGCCACAAGCTGGTGGCATGCGACTTCAATGCTCAAGAGCTCAGGATCTTTGCCCACTTTGAAGGTGGCAATCTGATGAAGCAGTACCAAGCCGATGCTCGTGCTGACCTGCATACTTACGCAGCCAAGATGATGACTGAGGCCAGTGGCCGTGAGGTGTCCAGGACTTACTCAAAAGGCGTGTCTTTTGCAATTCTGTATGGGGCAGGCCCCACCAAGATTGCAGATATGCTAGGCGTCAGTTTTGAACTGGCCAAGACACTCATGGATGCATACACCACGGCTGTGGCGCCGGGTCTTAAAGACATGCAGGCAACCATGCGTCAACGCTACAAGCTGGGGCAGCCTCTCAAAACTGTAGGCGGTCGGCTGGTCAAAATGGAACCGCCTAAGGTCATCAATGGCCGCCGCCGTGAGTTTGACTATAAAGGCGTTAATCTGCTGATTCAAGGCTCTGCCGCTGATCAGGCCAAGGCGGCAATGCTGTTGTACCAAAAGAAGCGTCAAGGTAGTCGGCTGCTACTCAGTGTGCATGATGAGTTGGTCATATCAGCACCGGTTGACGCCATTGAGCGCGAGGCTGAATGTTTAATGTGGGCCATGTGCAACGCCTTGGCTATGGATGTACCGATGATCAGTGACTACAAGGTTGGCAATAACTATCAGGAGACAAAATGAGCTTTTCACATTCAAGCATAAAGCTCTATGAGCAATGCCCTGCAAAGTACAAGTTTGTACGCATCATGCATCTCAAAGAACCGTCGGGTGATGCTGCCGAGCGTGGCAAGCAAATCCATGCTGAGCTTGAGCAGTCGCTTGTAGGCCTCACGCTGTTATCGTCTGAGTTGGGGCATTGGCATGATTATGTTGAGGCATTGAAAGCCAAAAAAGTGCAGCCTGAGCTTGAGCTTGGCATCAAGCGTGATTGGGCACCTTGCAGCTTTTCTGACTCCGATGCATGGCTACGCGGCATTCTTGACATCTTCACAATTGATGGTGACACTGCTTACATTGCAGATTGGAAGACCGGCAAAGAGCGCTATTACGAAGAGCAACTGAAGCTTTACGCAGCATTGGTGTTTGCTGCGTATCCTGAAGTACAAACCGTCAACCTTGACATCATATACGTGGATCTCAAAAAGACGCAATCTTACGACGCCATCACACGCAAAGAGTTTCCCAATCTGAAGCTGTGGATCAACAATCGCATCTATCGCATTGAAAAAGACACCATCTTTGCGCCACGGCCTGAGTATGGTTGCAAATGGTGCCACTTCAGAAAAGACAATGGCGGGCCTTGCAAATGGTGACACGTGTAATCCTTGAGCGTGACCTCGAGGCGTATTTCACAAAGCAATGTAAGAAGCATGGCATTATGTCGTTGAAGCTGAACGTACGCTTTGCACGTGGATGGCCTGATCGCATTGTGCCTCTTGAAAATGGTGAGGTGCTGTGGGTGGAGCTTAAACGCCCAGGTGGTGTGGTCTCGCCTATGCAAGAAAAGGTGCATGAGCAATTGCAAATCCGTGGCCACAAAGTCTTTGTGATCAACTCGAAAGAAGGGATTGACAGTGTTCTGGGAACCTCATGAGTATCAGAAAGAAGCTGTAAAGTTTCTGGTTGAGCGTGGCTCAGGCCAACTGTGGTTGGATCCGGGTCTAGGCAAAACGGCCGTTGTGCTGTCGGCGTTTCGTACATTGCGGTTGGCAGAGATGGGCAGCAAAATGCTTGTCGTTGCGCCACTGCGGCCTGTGCATGCGGTGTGGCCCAGTGAGACACGTAAATGGGAGCAGTTTGCGCACTATTCAGTTGGTGTTTTGCATGGTGGCAAAAAAGATAAAGTGCTGGCTGCAAACCATGACATCTACGTCATCAATTTTGAAGGCCTTGGCTGGCTAGGGCACAAGCTGAACGGCGCGCCTTGGCCCTTTGACATCCTTGTTGTGGATGAGATTTCATACTTGAAAAACACGCAGTCACAGCGTTTCAAAATACTGAAACTATTCCTCAACAAATTCAATCGCCGCTGGGGCCTCACTGGTTCACCCGCGCCCAATAGCCTATTGGACATATTTGGCCCACAGCTAATCATTGATCAGGGGGCCACGTTTGGGCCTTACGTATCACGGTTTCGCGATGAGTACTTTTACCCATCAGGTTTCAATGGTTTTGAATGGAAGCTGAAAGCAGATGGCGAACAACGAATCCAGGCGAAGCTTCACGATAAAGTGTTGCGGATGGCAGCTCTCGATCACCTTGACTTACCTGAGCTGGCCTACAACACTATCAGAATCGAACTTCCGCCTAATGCACGTAAAATGTACGATTCTTTTGAGGCAGACCTAACAGTTAAACTTGATGGTGGCGAGGTCACTGCAGCCAATGCTGCTGTTGCTGTGATGAAAGGGCAGCAGATTGCCAATGGCGGCTCATACCTCGATGGCGAAGGCAGGCATACATTGCATGTGCATGACGCCAAGACTGACGCTGTGACTGAGCTGGTTGAGGAGCTATCCGGCCAGCCTTGCATCATTGGCTACCACTTTCAGCACGATCTTGAGCGGCTTAAAAAAGCTTTCCCACATGCACCGGTGATTGGCTCAGGTGTGGTAGGCTCAAGACTGGACAAGATCATCATGGACTGGAACACAGGCCAACTGCCTGTGCTGCTAGCCCACCCTATGTCTGCAGGCCACGGCCTGAATCTACAAGGCGCCGGCCATGCAGTCATCTGGTATTCTCTGACTTGGTCTTTGGAAGTCTACGAGCAGTTCATCCGCCGGATCTGGAGGCAAGGTCAAAAGAATAACGTGATGGTGCACCACATCGTGGCTGCTGACACCATTGACGAAGCCATTATGTCTGCCGTAAAGCGTAAAGACAAGACGCAACAAAAGTTGCTGAATGCCGTGCGTGATTACATCAAACGTGATACAATTAGCAGCACTGACCATTGACATTACACAAGGTAAGTTATTTTCATTTCATCTTAAAGGAAACCATTATGGAAAAAGAAGCCACTGTTGCAACTCGCAATCGTATCAAGAAAGATACCGTCATCAATGTATTGGTTGACACCAACCCCAAGCGTGAAGGCACACTTGCCCATGCCCGCTTTGCGTTGTATGAAGATGGCATGACTGTGGGCGAGTACACTGCAGCTGGTGGACGTTCTAGCGACGTGCACTATGATGCAGCGTATGAGTACATCTCCTTGACCCCTGCAGAAGAAGCCGTCGCAGCCTAACATGAAGCTACTCATCACAGGCGTCACAGAGACGCATATCAATCATCCGAATAGAGCTAGCTCTACGAAGTTCGTCTCTATACCTGAAATGATGACCTATGCATACACACGCTTAGGCCATCAAGTAGATCACCGCGCAACTGTGGTTGGTGAGGATCTTTCAGTGTATGACACTGTGTTTGTGTATCTTTACCCATTAGACGGCAATGCAATTGACCACGTCGGGGCTGTGTATGCGTTGGAGCAAAGGCCTGATGCTTACGTATGCCTCGACGACTGGTCCTTCAGATTGATCATGCCGTCATGGTGTCACAAAATTGATGCAGAAAAGCTGCAAGATCGTACGTGGCTGGCGCCTCTGTTCCCTTGGGGCGACACTACAAAGATGGGCTTGGACGTTCGTGAGATTAAAGCATGGGACCCATCGCCTCTTTGCAGAATGCCACCTGTGCATAAACTTTCGTGGCGCCAACGCAAAACTGAGTGGTACAACGCATCCTTATCGAAAGATGCCCATGTTTGGACAACAGAGCAAAACCTATCATGGCCAGTTCACAGTGTCGGTGGAAAAGCTTTGGGGCAACCGCGTATCCTTGAGGATGACGTTGTCTGGCAATACGGTCAGTACAAAGGAGTTCTGTGCCCAACTTACGCCCATGCCGGCTCTGGATGGTGGCGAGTCAGATACCTACATGCTGCTCATGCCGGCTGCGTACTTGGCGGAAACCCTGAAGAGCTTGGAGTAATTGGTGCCTCGTATGCTTGGTTCATGCAAGACCTTGAAAATATGGGAGATGCAAGTCTCCAGGCAATTGCGCAAATGCAAGCGCAACTATTGCAAACCACAATCGACATCGACACGACAGTAATGAAACTTGAAAGCTACGTATGCTCATAATTCTTGAAGGCCCAGATGGTGGTGGCAAATCAACTCTCGCGGAGAAACTGCGATTGCATTTGCGCCATAAGCAGGGGATACAGCATATGGTCAAACATGGCCCCTATACAGGAGTTGATGCTGAGCACCTTTGCAGAATCTACTTCAGGTCCATGTCACCGGCATTGTCGTTTGATGACACAGTCATCATGGATAGGTCATGGCTGTCTGAGCCTATTTATGGCGATGCGTATCGCAATGGCGTCTCACGTGTTGACATGCCACGCCGCCGTATGCTTGAGCGTACTGCATTATCACGTGGCGCAGTGGTTGTGCTTTGCCAGCCTGACTTTGATGTTTGCGCTGATGCTTTCTCAAAGCGGCCTGAGTACCTTGATACTGTAGACCAGTTGCGTGATGTGTACCAAGCGTATGAAACGCTGGACTTGCAAACGCACTTGTCTGTGGTGCACTATGACTATGTACATGATGATGTGGATGACTTGTTCCTCAAGATAGAGGCTGCGTCCATCCAGAACCACGCCAGTGGTGGCGGAGCCTTTAAGTATGGGAATATCCTAATGCTTTGCGATAAAGGCCCTCAAACCAACGTCAAATCTTCAGCTGTGGTTGTGCCTTTTGTTAACTTCCTTGACAACGATGGCCCAAGCCGTATGCTGGCGCAAGCACTAGAGCAGGAAGGCATCACCGAGCGTATGCTGTACTGGATCAATACGCAAACATCGCAAGGCATGCCTGCTGATACCGGCTTCATTGACAAGCTAAAGCCATCAAGAATCTTTGCCCTAGGCAATAACGCCTACACATGGGCCCTCAACAACTCGATCAAAGCAATCAAGTTGCCACCACCTCTGCACCACATGCAGAATTACCCTGACCAACCCTACCACATCATGGAGGCTTAACTTGGATTTCCCTCTCATCAAAACTGAAGAAGCCCTGATAGGACTGTACCAAGTCCTTAGAGAACACGGCACGTTACTTAGCCCACGTGGCGAACGAACGCTGGAGATTGAGAACTTTACGTACACTGTTGCGCCGTTTGTGAGGTTCAACTCATTTGAAGGCCGCAACTTTAACTTGAATTACCTCAAACGTGAGTTTGCATGGTATGTACGTGCAAATCCATTTGACCTTTCCATTGCTGACCATGCTGCGCAATGGGGCAAGATCGTTGCCAATGGCAAGCTCAACAGCAACTATGGCTCATACTGGTTTGGTGCTCAAGGCGTTAAGTACATCATGCAGACATTGCAGGCAGACCCCATGAGTCGCCGTGCAGTCATTCCCATGTACGGTACCGATCTTGACCACACAGCACATGACGCTAAAGATGTGCCTTGCACTATTGCCATTGAGTTTAGGCTTCGCAATTCGCAATTGCACACACGTGTCATCATGAGGTCTCAGGACATTCTTTGGGGGATGGCCAATGACCTACCCACATTTAGCTTTCTCCAGGAACTGGTGGCTGTTCTATTGAACGTCAACCCGGGGCCTTTGACCGTATCAGTAGGCTCATTCCACGTGTATGATTCTCGTATGGAGATGTTCAATAGCATCTTGTCATATAAGCGGCACATACCAATTGCAGATCCGCCGCCTCGCATCTCTCGATATGAGGCACACCAGCTCATCGAACAGTCCGTCAACCCACGCTTTGGATTCTCAAAATGGCTACTGAACGTATAACCACATACAGCAAAGTCCACTATGCTGAAGAGGCCCTTAGGGAAGCCATTTACGTAATGATACGCAATGGCCACTCCATGGAGGCAATCATTGAGGCCCTCATGTCTTTAAAGATTGAGATGGTCAATGCCATGGATTGGCAAAAAGCTGTCAGTGACGCGATGTACAAACCAACGTGATATAATCCACCTGTGGGCAACCACACTAACTTGACCATTGAAAGGAAAACATTATGAAGAAGATCATGTGGACAAAACCGGAACGCGAGGCAGTTCTGGCTGTTGCAGTTGATTTGTTTACTCGCGACAACTACAGCGCATTTGAGGCTGTTAAGCAAGCTCAAAATACGTTGCCATTTGCACGGCATAGAAACTTTGCGTCCCACTCTGCAGCCAATGACTTGGTTAAAGAGATCAAAGCCAGAGCTTACAAGGTTGTGCCAATCCCTAAGGATGTAGGTCTACCCATCCCGCCAAGCTCTATGCCCTCAGAACCACCGAATAAGCAGCCGGAGCCTACAGTTATAGGCACAATTGACGACTTAGTGCAGGCTATAGCAAAACGCATTGCTGCAACGCTCAAACATGAGATTGCAGTAGCCGTGAAAGAGTTGGAGCATGAGTTTCATGTGCCTAAACACAATGGCGAATACGCCACAACCGGAACCAAGCGGCCTAGGGTGATTGTGATTGGTTTGCTAGGTGATCAGGTACATGCCATCAACAATGAGTTCAAAGACACCTACGATTTGAAATTCATTGACACTGACAGAGCCATGGGGCTATCACCCCCTGATGCTGATGCATACCTGCTAATGAAGAACTTCATCAATCATCCGCTGTACCACAAATACCAAGGGTTCCCCAACCATGTATTGATTGACGGTGGCATGACCGCCTTGCGGACTTGGCTCTACATAAAGGGCAAAGAGCTACTTGCTTAATTGACGGGCAATGCGCCTCGAGGGGCTGAGCCGCCTGTCCCGCCTCCAGCTGTATTAGGCCTGTAGTCGTAAGGCTTCTTAGATGCTTGATACAGCTGGTAGCCTAGCGCCGGTGCAGTCATTGCAGTACCAATAACTTTTGCAGCAGGATTTGGGGCCAATGACACTAGACCGCCTACGCCACTAAGACCTGAAAGGATGGCGTCAATAGGCTGACCTTCTTTGTACGCATTGTACGCATGCATAAGCTCATAGCCTGATAGCCCACCCATAATGGTGTTGAAAAACGGAATCTTGGAAAGCACTGACCGTGCTTCTTCAAGCGATGCAACTCGAGCATTGGCAGCAACTCGAGCATCTCTTGCTCTTTGAACAGCAGCCTCAGCTTGTGTGAGAGGCGCAGGTCTTGCTTGTGCTGCAGTACGCGCAGCCTCAGCAGCTTCCAACTCAGCTTGTGTAGGCATATGCGCAGCATTTGCGTATTCATACAGCTTACGTGCTTGTATTTGCGCAGGTGTCTCAGTAAGGCTACGTGGAACTGCAAGACCTGAGCGGGTGGCTTTGTAGTCGGCAGGTAAGCCCTTTTCAATTTGGTAGTTACGTGCAGCTTCAGTAACTGAGTTGCCACCTGGGCCCATTTCACCTACCACTTTTGCGTTCCATTTATCACCTGCAAGATCGCCAATGTTCAGCATCTCTTCTGATAAGCCTAGCTCAGCTGCAATTTGCTGTGCTGCTGTTCGTGCCTCGCCAGTCTGTTGCGCTGCAGCACGTGCTGCGTTGTATCGCGCTTCAGCGTTACGCATTGCATCACTATGCGCATCAGCAAGGGTCTCAAAGCGATTTTGCGCATTTGCAAGTGTAGCTTCTGTAGTGGCAAGTCGCGTGCGTGCAGCTGTTGTGCTAGGAGAACGATACTGCGGTGCACGGGACCCTACAAGTGCACCAACACCGGTGGATAGGTATTCCCCATTCAATGCAGGTTTGGTGCCCTCAGTTGTGGTGCCTGGGCCTGGAGCACTGGCGCCCTGCACAGGCACTGCTGTACTGTATGAAAAATTGCCTTTTTCGTCGTGTAATTCAGGCAGCAGTTCTGCCAGTGCAGACTTTGGCGCGTCGTCAGTGGTCTTAGTTTCATTGCCCATATTGCATCCTATCGGTAAGGTGACTTGCTAACCAAGTCTTGGTACGTTGCAGCAAATTCTCCAACCAGCTTTTTGTATGGCGCAGACTTAAAGAATGACGCTGTTGTTGCACGAGGATTCTGATCGAAGTATTCAGTTTGCGCCTCAGCCATTTTGCCCATGTACACGTTCGTGATTTTGTTCTTGGCTGCAAGATACATAATGAAAGACGCAGGGTCAGTGTTCTTAAACCCAGGCTCAGCCATCTTTTGCGCATCAAACGTACTGATTTGCGGACCATAAATTGCTTTGCCCTGCTTCATCACAGCTTGGTTCAAGTCAGAGATCAGTTGCATCACATTGCGTGCAACGGCTTGCTTTTGTGGAGTCAACTCCAATTTGGCAACGGCTTCACCCACAGGCGCTGCAAGACTGCCCCATGGCGTAGTGATGCCGCTTTCGGCAGCTTGCGCCAGTGCATACATAGGACCTTGATGCGTTAGCATGCCTACCACATCTGGATGGGCTCTAACAAGTTTCATCAACTCATCAAACTTGGTATTGTTTGTGGCAACAGTTGCAGCGTCGTAGCCTGCCAGCAAGTCATGCTTTTGAATATACGGTGCAGTACGCTTTTCAGCTTCTTTTTCCTGTATTGAAAGATTTGACTTATTGACTTCAGCTGTAGCTGCTTGCGCCGCTCTTGCATTTTCCAATTCCAAAGCACGACGTTGCGCGCCCGATGCATTGGCAGGTATGCTTACTGCCGTAGATAGCATACCTGGAGCAGGGGCTGCTGCTGATACAGGGGCTGCTGCTGATACAGGGGCTGCTG